TTGCGACCTGATTGAAATGGTATTCAGCAAGCTTTGAGCGTTCTGTGTTGAGGTCTTTTTTGAACGCAGCGATCTGCGTCATGGAAATCCCTGGAGTATTCTGCATCTTTGCGACTACGGCAGACCCCTTGTTTCCAATCAGGGCTAGCTTTGCGTATTCGTCCTGCGTGTTTGACAGTTGCGTATTGAAATCTGAGGACATCTGAGAGAACGCCTGTTGTCCCGCCATCGTCGTGTTTCGTTGCACAGCGTCCATCAACGAGGTCTCTGCTTTCGCACTCATGATGGGAAACTTCTGAGCGATTGACGGCATCTGAGGTGCGGAAGGGTCCATTGGGTCTTGCGCTTGGTAGTTCATGTGAGCAATGAATTTAGCGATCCCGTTCTGTGACATACGTCCGGTCATCGCAGCGTTCACCATGATCCCCAAGTTTCTGGCTTGGAGTTGACCGGTCGTTTCACCAGCCCGTGATGTACCACCTTTAAGGATCGAATTGAACGCCGCTGCCGTGATCTCAGGCTGGGCCATCTTGTTGTAGATCGACCGTCGATACTCTAGATCGGACGCCGCCTTTTGACGTCTAACAGTTTCTTGCGCGGCGGTGACCCGTTGGGTCTCGTAGTTAGAAGCCCAAGCGGTCTGCATAGCCATGTCTACTGTTGGGTCACCAGTGCCATCTTGGTAATTGTCTCGCCAGTAAGCTGACGCATTTGCTTCGAAAGTGCTAGGTGCACGTTGCGCTTGCGCGAGGGCAAAATCGGAATACATCCGTGACCCAATGTTGGAACCCAATGAAGACTTAAAGGTGTCAACGAAATGTTTATTTCCCTGTTGTTCGGGACTTGTCGTACTCAACGCTGCTCCTACATCGCGAGACTTTGGGTTCTCCATGTAGTAATCAGTGGCAGAAACAGTCGCTTGTTTCTTCATGTCCACGGCGTATTCTTGCGCTTCGATCTTTTGGTTCTGAAAGTGAGCGTCTTGGAAAGTCCCAATAGTTTGCGAAACGGAACCAAAGAACTGATTAAAGGCATTCGTAAGGTCACCGCGAAACGGGTCTAGCCCAGCACCTTGGCTCTGTATTTCGGGAACTTGTTGAGCAAACGATTGAGTTTTGACACCAGCAAGACCACCAGTAGCTCCACGATAGTTGGTCTGAGACCGCGCCATTCTAGCCATTTTATCCCCCTATTCCCTTGATCGCGTTTAGCTGTTGATGTTGTCCGTAAGCATTTGCACCAATCGACAACATAGTGGACGTCTTCTGTAACTTTGCGGTGGTTTTACGTGCGGACACTTCAGCAAGCGTATTGGTTGTCTGATTTTGAGCCAGCGTCGTGCGGCTAATGTAGTTCTGCTTGGCAGCACCTTTTTGACTTTCCAGTGCCAACAGTGCGTTCTGGCTGGTCTTGTCGAGCCTCGTATAATTCAGCGCATTCCCATAGGCTTCCTCGAACAGAATCGTGCCGAGCGATGCGTCGGACAAAGCTGTTTCGGTCGCTCTCATGGTGCCTAGCGACTCGTTTGCTGCGCGAAGGGCGTCTGACTTTTCGTCAAAATCGCGTGACTGTTCGTCAGCCATTTGCCTGTTGGTTTCTTGATACTCGGCTTTGGTTTGCGCTTGGGCCGCTGCGTATTCTTGCTGTAGCTGCGCGTTGGCTCTTTCAGCCGCTTGGTTAGCTTGGGCGATAGCAGCACGTTCAGCCGCTTGTGCGTTCATCATCTGCAAGCCCATCAGACCGGCTGTAATTGGATCACACATGTCGTTACCCCGCTCTCGTAATTTCGTTGAACAACCCAGTGTAATCTATCGACGTGATGTTCATTGGCTTCTCTGTGTCGTTCAGTATCTGGATTTCGACGGTGTCGGATCGTGACATCACTGGACACCTAAATGACCCCAAGGGGGCAATCGCAGGGACACCAATTAGGTTGGCTCCAGACCCGACGATCCGTCCCGTGAACTGAAAGGTCTTTGCGGCTCGAAAGTCAGCGGTGACTTGCACCTTGAAATGACCCGTGTCCTTGAAGTTGAACTTCATGTTTTTCAACTGAAAGCGACCCGTGGTGATGGTCGTTTTCTGACTTGAGGGATCACGCGGGTACAGCTTCGAAAGGATCACGCGAGAGGTGAACGTAGTCCCAACGATAGCTGCACCGCCGCTAAAGTCTCCAACCGCTGTGATCGTTGTGCTAGTCGGGTGCGAGACATTTAGAACTTCACCAACGAGGCCGGTCGTAAAGTCGGTAGACAACACGACGGTTGCGGCGTTTTGGTGTGGATACGGTGTGGTCCAAGTAGTCAACCCAGTGCTAGACGAATAGGTTCCCGTCAGTGACACCTGACGATCCATGCTGATCTGGTACGGATGTTTCTCGTTGGACAACTCGTAGCGCAAGAAGATTTTCTCAAAGACGGTCGCACCGTTGCGCGTCAGGACCATGAACAGTTCACCGTTGATGATCTGCATGAACTTAATGACCGAGCCGGTTCCAAAGGTCCATTTTGTCCAAGCTGATTGGGCCTTAGTGTCACCGTCGATGTACATTTTGTAGCAATACAAAGCGTTTGGTTCTGACTCACTGAGGACAAAAATGAGATCATTAGTCGGATCGCCTGTCATCCTTACGATGGGTGCGGGAACGTAGCCCAGCGCGTGTAGTGTGATGTCTTGCGCGACGTTTGACACGCTGGTGTCATCGAATTGGTATTCAAAGACAATCGCATCGCGTCCAGACTGCGCTGCAAAATACAGAGTGTTACCAAGCGTAATCGGGCGGCACTTTGGTTCTGTCAGATAGGTCGTTGCGCGATCCACACTGGCAGTCGATGGGGCCAGCTTCTCGGACCCGCTGACTTCGAACTGTGCCTTGTCGGATGTCAGAAAGAGTGACTTACGGAACGCTGTAGCGTGGACCAAATTGTTCACCGTGTCTGATGAAACAGTTAGTCCAAACCCGTCAGAATCTAATGATTGTGTCGAAAAGTCAGGCCAAAAAGTAAAGTACTTACCGGACTGCGAAAAGAACACCGTTTCGCCAGACACAAAGCCCAGCCGGTTGCGGTGGTAAAACAATGCGGTAACCTTCGATCCCACAAAGTCTGGATCAGGAACCGTTTCGATATCCCCTGCGATCCGACTAGCGTAGGTTCCCTGTTTGAACGTAAAGGTTCCATTAGCGTTTCGAATGAGAAAGTGCGGCATGGTCGTGGCGTCAAACGCATTGTCGGCATAAGGATCAGCACTTTCGACCCAACCGCCTTCGTCGGGATCAAACTTGGCCCAGTAGCCAAACTGTTCGCCATCCACGTTTGCACCGACACGAATGTTGTATCCGGTGGGGGCATTTAGCGGTAAGTATTCCCGTTTAGACACGACCTCTGTCATGCTCCACGGACCATACGTCGGGTCCGAGCCAGCGTGTGCGATGGTGAATGCCGCGTTACCTTGGATCACGATGGTCTGGTCGAGTACCGTATGTGTGAAACCTGACGGCAGCGAGATGTTCGAATTGATATTCGATTGGACTTCAGTGCCACTTATAGAGTTCCCACTGTAAGACCAAATGGTACTGGTTGATCCACCCGTAGTTATACTGATCGAATAACTAGTCGCATTGTTTGTGGTCCGACAGTTGATCAACGCTTTGTACGGATCAGTATAGGTACTAGTAGTCATCGCCACTGTTTTCTGCGCGTTGGCGATAATCGTAAAGTCTGCCAGTGTCACGAAAGACACATCGTCTCGTTCAGCACCCGTGATGTAACCCACACCGTTTGGCGTGGTGACGGTCTTTTCGACACCATCAAGATCAAACACTTTGATCGTATTGTTGTTCACCACGATCATATACTGTTCGGCGGTGTCACGGGCGTATGCGTAGATCGCCGGTTTGTGTGCTGTGGTGATACTAGCCATGTTCGTAATGTGTCTACTAGATGGACGGCTTTCGACGCCACCGTTTACCACTGAGACCACCACGTTGTCAGCTTCTTGTACTTGTCCTGGGAGCCTCACGGGATCGGGTTGTCGGCTGACGCCTTGGTATAGCGTTTTGATCGCTTGCTGGACTAGTTTACCCATTGTTATCTCCCCGAAATCGGTGAGTTGCGGTAGGTCGCGTAAGACATGTACGCACTGCTAGTCAAAATGTTGTTGTCTTCATTTTCGGCTTCCATGTCCATCAGAGCCGCATAGCCTTCTTGTTCTTGTCGGGCCGCAAAACTGTCCAGCAATGTGCTACCCATCGCGGACTCTTGGAACTTACGGGCGGCACGGAATGCGATGTAGTTCTGAAGCTCAAAGTTGAGCGCATCGAAATCTAGCGAGATCAAAACGTCTACTTTTAGATCACGGTCAAAGGTGTAGACATACTTGCCGATATCAAACAGCTTACGTTTACCGTCCTGTTTGCGGACCGTCACGTTGACGTCCTTATCGTCGCCCACGGTGTCCACTCGTAGGTACTGGTCAGGCACCATTATTTCGTTGTCACTATTGCGACTGAGCGTAATTCCTAGTTCTGAGTTCTGTTGCCAGCCTTTAGCCAAAACCTCTTTGACCGTCTGGTCCAGTTTGAGTTCGGCGGCTTCAGCGTCGGGCAACCCACTAGCCAAACTGCTCACTGGTGTTTCACCAATGACGTTCAAGATAATGTTGACTGCTTCTATCTTGGTCAGCATGACGTTTCTCCAAATTCAAAAAAAAAGGGACACCCACGGAATTACCCGCAGATGCCCCTAGATCGTTAGGCTTTCTTAAATTCGATAGCCATTTCTGGACGCATAGTACCATGCCCGACGAACATTTTGGAGACCATAAAGTCTTCCAAACGACGCACGTCGCGCTCAGTTTCCATGCTGATGTCAAGCAGCTTGACGGTCGCAACAGATTGCG